TGAAAGAACCCGTAAATGGGAGGGTTAGTGAGTTAAATTGAAGTGAACTGGAAACGGTTCCCGCAGCTGCGGCTGCCGAGGCGTTTAGTGCAAAACTTGCGGTAGTTGCGAAGGATGACGAAACAACGTTGTTTGCCCAACTACTCGTGCCAATTAAGGTGCCCGTGAACGATCCCGTAAATGAGCCGGTGTTAATTTGAGCAGAACTACTTACTGCACCGGGGGGCATTGATTTAAACCCACTCGATGACATCGACCTACTTACTTCCGCATCAAAATTTACTATAATAGACGATGATACTGTATTATCGAGTATTTGTAAACCGGATATTTTTGTTGTCGTCATAATTATCTTGTAGTAAAGGAAAGGTAACTCACTTCTATAAATATCAACAAACCATGTAAAATTATCATAATTGCCGCACGATGTTTGGATTAATTGCTACTGTGCATGAATCCAGTTGCCCCTCTATTACTTACGTCTTTTGCCGTTAGTGTTTATATATGAAAAACTATTTGCCATATCAATTGACATAATTAACCCATTGCTGGTTAAATTGCCCGTTGGGCAACTTCCTGCATATATTATCATATCATTCTACCGTCTGTAATGTGTTTACATCCTTACGAGTTGCTTGTACATAATAGAAGCAATCAATTGGTGTACTGGAATTAATGATTACGGTATTATTTTCAATGTTTTGTACATATAATGCTTGTTGTATTGCAATTGGCGTTAATTGTACGGTAATACTATCAGAATCTACTAGCCATTCCCATTCTTCTGGCAGTTGAATAATATTATTTTTTGTTAGTCGTCCTCGTACATATACACCGTGTTCTGGTCCTTCCAATACACCATAAATAAGTTTTTTGCCCAATAACCGTTGATGGTCAATTTTGAAACTCTTTGTCGTTGCTTGAAATGCACCGAGTATTGTGGCAGACCCCGTGATATTTAATGCGTTACTACCCGTAATGGTCAATGACCCACTAATAACTGCTGCCCCAACATATGGAAATACGGTGGCCGTAACTCCCGTTAATCCGGTACCATCACCCGTAAACGATCCGGTAAATGAACCAACTACACCTACCGATGTATTTACCAATGCGCGAACCAATATATTTGATTGCGATGGCGGAGCAACTAAAAATGATAAGTTTGTACCAGCCAACGTATAATCTATTATACTTGTTTGAGTAAGACCACCAACAACTACGGTTAATGATGAAATGTCATATACGTTATTTAGCGTATAATTAGATACAGCACCGTTACCCGTAAATGTATAAGAATCAATAACAACCGATGAGCTTGGTAAATTGGTAAGTTGGCTACCATCACCCTTGAATGCTGACGCAGTAACACTACTACTGACAATTAGTGATCCACTAATAACTGCGGTGCCAGTATAAGGAAATGTTGTACCCCCGCCAGGTGCGTAAGATGCCGAGAGTGCAAAACTTGAGGTGGTTGCAAAGGACGCCGTACCTAATAACGAGCCGGTAAATGAACCAACTGCCCCCGTCGATGCATTTACTACTGCACGAACCAGTATATTTGATTGCGATGCTGGGGCAACTAAAAATGATAAGTTTGTACCAGCTAACGTGTAATCTATTATACTTGTTTGGGTAAGGCCACCGACAGTTACAATTAAGGATGAAATATCATATACGTTACTTAGCGTATAATTAGATACACTACCATTTCCAACAAACGTATAAGAATCAATAACGACCAATCCACTTGGTAGATTGGTAAGTTGACTACCGTCACCCTTGAATGCTGACGCAGTAACACTGCTGCTGACAATTAGTGATCCACTAATAACCGCCGTACCAATATAAGGAAATGTTGTACCACCGCCAGGTGCGTAAGATGCTGATGTTGCAAACGAGGCCGATGTTGCTGTGCCGATGAACGATCCCGTGAAGGAGCCTGTGAATGGAAGGGTTAGTGAGTTAAATTGAAGTGAACTAGAAACGGTTCCCGCAGCTGCTGCCGCTGATGCGTTTAGTGCAAAACTTGCGGTGGTTGCAAAGGAGGCAGTTGATGGAGTAAACGTAATGGACGTTGCTGCGGATGCGGTGGTTGCAAAGGACGCCGAGGTTACGTTGTTAGCCCAACTCGCAGTTCCAAATGTAGAACCGCTGTGCACGCCGATAAACGATCCCGTGAAAGAACCCGTAAATGGGAGAGTTAATGAATTAAACTGAAGTGAACTGGAAACCGTGCCCACCGGTACTGTTGCTGTTGCATTTAGTGCGTAACTTGCGGTGGTTGCAAAAGACGCCGTACCTAATAACGAGCCGGTAAACGAACCAACTACACCTACCGATGCATTTACTAACGCACGAACCAGTATATTTGATTGTGATGGCGGAGCAACTAAAAATGATAAGGTTGTACCAGCTAACGTATAATCGGTTGTGCTAATTTGGGTAAGACCGCCAACAGTTACGGTTAATGATGAAATGTCATATACATTACCCAGTGTATAATTAAACGCACTTCCATTTCCAACAAACGTATAGGAATCAATAACGACCGATGAACTTGGTAAATTAGTAAGTTGACTACCATCACCTTTAAAGGCCGATGCGGTAACACTGCTACTGACGATTAACGACCCACTAATAACTGCGGTGCCAGTATAAGGAAATGTTGTGCCGCCACCGGGTGCGTAAGATGCTGATGTTGCAAAGGACGCCGATGTTACTGTACCGATCAACGATCCCGTGAAGGAGCCAGTAAAGGGAAGAGTTAACGAGTTAAATTGAAGTGAACTGGAAACAGTTCCCGCAGGCACTGTAGCCGTTGCATTTAGTGCGTAACTTGCGGTGGTGGCGAAGGAGGCAGTTGATGGAGTAAACGTAATGGACGTTGCTGCGGATGCCGTTGTTGCAAAAGACGCCGAAGTTACGTTGTTAGCCCAACTCGCAGTTCCAAATGTAGAGCCGCTATGGACCCCACGAAACGACCCAGTGAAGGAGCCAGTAAATGGGAGAGTTAATGAATTAAACTGAAGTGAACTGGAAACGGTGCCCACCGGCACTGTTGTTGTTGCATTTAGTGCGTAACTTGCTGTGGTGGCAAAGGATGCGGTTGTTATACTTCCACTAAAACTTCCTGTATTAATTTGCGTAGAACTAGAAACAATGCCTGCAGGTTTATTTGCTAGTGTATTCCAATCTGCAACTGCTCCCGCTACATAACTTGCTGTTGTTGCAAAAGAGGCAGATGTTACTGTGCCGATAAACGATCCCGTGAAGGAACCCGTATTAATTTGCGTGGAACTGGACACCAACGTGGGTTTATTTGCAATGTTTGTATAATCAACAAATGACGCAGTGATTGCGCGCGATGATGTGATTGCAAACGATGATGTGATTGCTCGCGATGACGAAACTGCAAAACTGGCCGTTCCAAACGTAGAGCCAGTAAGAATGCCGCGAAACGACCCAGTGAAGGAGCCAGTAAAGGGAAGAGTTAATGAATTAAACTGAAGTGAACTGGAAACAGTTCCCGCAGGCACTGTAGCCGTTGCATTTAGTGCGTAACTTGATGTAAGTGCACTTACTGCAAAACTTGATGTAAGTGCATAACTGGCTGTAATTGCAGACGTGGCGGTATCGGCTACGATAAAATAACTACCAGATCCATCGACGGATATAGCATATCCGCTATCTACTACAACGGTAATGTCAGGAATGTCCAACTTTATATTATTCATTTATTGTCTAGTCACGGTTGGTCTTACAGTTAACCCACCTTCTAAAATACGACGAACCGCGGGAATTATTGATCCGCTGGTATAATTTATATCATACACGTATTTACGTTGCGTTAGCAACAACGTATCTGCCGCCGATAGTCTTACAAAAAAACTACCAGATGTATACGGAAGTATCTTTTCAAACGAAAAGGTTGCAGCAACCTCATCCGTGGTGTAATTTTCTCGTAATTGGCCGGCGAATATATAGTTAGTAATATCCAATGGGGTGTTGTTATCACTGCGATTTTTCAATTGCACCAATACTGTAAATGTTTCACCTTGCCCAATTTGAAAATAGGTAGTATCTGCCATATAATTCTCATTGTAAAAAATACTCTTCTATAAATATCAAACAGTATGTTAATCGGATGTTTTTATATGACTTTAGATACAAAATCTCCACAACGCAATTTGTAACGCTGTGGAGATTCTATCTATATCACGGAGGAATTTTAAAATTCCACTCAGATTAGTTTATATTGAATCTTATTAAAAAATACCCTATAATTAGAAATTGAGTACGCAATAATCGGGTTGGATAGTAAGTGTAAATGACATTACATCATCTGTACTCCAATCAAGTTCACCAAAGTTAACTTCAGTAATTTGTGCACCCTTGATAATCCATTCTTCAACCTTATCGCCAACAGGTCCAAGAACATTGAGTGTTAAATCTTTCTTGTAGAATTCAAGATATCCGTCACGACCCGTGACCGATTCGTGATGTAAACGCACCCATTCCATAACGGCTTGTGCACCCGATGGAACAATAGGATCGTATAATTCCATTTGCATACTTCCCCATGTGGTCTTGCCTTTCACATATCGTTGGAGATTAATATGGTCTAATGGTTTTGAATCTTGCTTAAGTGTTGGACGTGCGACTTTTTTTACAATATATGAAGGGATTCCATCCATATATAGGACGAACCGATTCTTCATTTTTGGTTCGAACGCGGTAAAGAAAAGTTCTTGTTCTGATACTAAGTTTGCCATGTATAATCTCCGAAAGGATATCTAACTATAAATAGTGTTAAAGTTGAATTTGTGGGGGGAGTTTCCTCCCCCCACTATCTCATTACGCGGTGGGAAAAACTGCACCCGTTGGGAGAACATTGAAGTCAAGGACGATGAATTCTGCTGTTCGTGTGGGTTGTAGATAGAGTTGTCCGTAGAGGATATTTCTATCAATCACATCAGGTGTGTTGTTTGTGTCGTCCATAACCACACGGAATGCGTACAATCCAGAACGTTCTTGTACACTTGCGAGGTATGGGTTGACAATGTTAAGGAAACGATTTCGTGTTGCTTCAACATTTTGTTCGAACACTAAATAACGTGCCGAACTTGCAATATACTTCTTCACCGCAATTAACAAACGACGGACGTTCACACGATCCAATGCTGATGAACGGCGTTGTAATGTTTTCTGACCCCACACACAGATGCCTTGTCCTGGGAACTGTGCAATTGGGTTAACCTTTCCTTCGTAGAGTGTATCACGACTTGCTTGTGGTAAGCGAACCTTGACACCGACTGCACTTGCAATGCCACCACGATTTAATCCAGCAGGTGCAAACCATTCTGCTGCAACATTATCGTTGTATGCGTAGATTTCTGGAAGAATCACTGAAGGTGGGACATAAATTAACTTGTTGGTATTCGTATCAATAACTCGCAGCCACGGATAGTAGGTTGCTGCGTAACTACTATCAATTTCAGCGGCCTTTGTTGTTGCTGTTGCCAGTGTTGCCGTTAATTGTGTGGTATCCATGATGAAGAATGCATCACCACGATCTTCACACAATGTTAGTGCATAGTTTGCAACATATGAATGTAGTTCATAAATTACACCAGGAAGTACTAACAAGTTAAAATCAAACTGATCGGGATTACTAATAGCATCCAATGCTTTCTTATAGGATACCGATCCCGCCGATACTGACGTTGCTAAGTTGAATCCTTGACTATTGGTAGCAACGATATCGCCACCCATATTAATGTCACGTGCAGGATTTAACCCATCAAATCCGCCTTGGAATGCCACTGAGAACTTACGATAGATGAAACTATCTGCGTCCGTTAATGAGATTGCCTTTGGTACTGTTCCATTCGGTACATCCACAATGTCTTCAAGATTAAATGCCGTACCAACAGTCAATGATCCCGATGGAATTGGTCCAAGGTAA